TAAATAGAAAAAGGTTCCAGAGTCGACAGGACTTTGGAGCCTTTTCAATATACCTTGTTATTGGGCGCTTACGCAGGAACAATCTCCGCAGGATCCTTTTTCTTTGATGAGACTGCGAATAGCAAGAGAAAATAAGATGACGATGATGAGAAAGAGGATAAGTGTGGGCATTAATATTCTCCTTTTTCTAATGTTTTTAGTGTGACGATTGGAAGAGAGTTGGTTGGTTTTTTCACTAGGCTGTAGATGGCTGTGATAATTAGAAAGATAGCGATAAATGTCCAGACGGTCGGTAATTGTCCGTAGATAAGTACAAGACAAATCTGATAGATAACCAAACTACTTGCATAGGCTAAACCTGTTTGGAAACCGATAGCAATCCATGTCCACTTGGCTTCTCCCATTTCACGGTGAATGGCACCAATAGCCGCAAAACAAGGGGCACAGAGGAGATTGAAGACTAGGAAGGAGTAGGCTGATAACGCTGTATAGTCTTGTTGTAAAATTCCCCATAGTTCGGGATTTTCTTCGGTTGTTTCTCCTAATTTATAGAGGATACCAAAGGTGGCAATGACGGTTTCCTTGGCTAAGAGACCTGTAATGGCTGCAACAGTTGCTCGCCAATTTCCGAAACCAAGTGGGGCAAAGAGGAGAGAAACACTGCGTCCAATGGAGGCTAAGATACTCTCATCTGTTTCTACCATTTGTAAAGACCAATTATAGGAACTGCTGAACCAAATAATGATGTTGGTCACAAATATAATGGTACCAGCTCGCTTGATAAAACTAAGTGCCTTATCGAATGCATATCGGAGAACCGTACTGAGTTTTGGTAAGTGATAAGATGGTAATTCCATGATAAAGGGGCTTGCGACTCCACCAAGTTGCTTGGTCTTTTTTAGTGCCATTCCGGATAGGACGATGGCAGCCATACCGACAAAATAGGCGCTTGGAGCAATCCAAGGATTGTCAGGAAAGAAAGCACCGGCTACCAGTGAAATGATAGGAAGTTTGGCAGAACAGGGCATGAAGGTTGCTGTCATAATGGTGATTTTTCGGTCCTGTTCATTTTCAATAGTCCGGCTTGCCATGACTCCAGGAACGCCACAGCCTGTGGAAATCAACATGGGAATAAAGGATTTGCCTGATAGACCAAAACGTCTAAAAATCCTATCCATGACAAAGGCGACTCGGCTCATATAGCCGATGTCTTCCAAGATTCCCAAGCAGACGAAGAGGACGAAAATTTGTGGTACAAAACCTAGAATGGCTCCGCATCCTGCAATAATGCCATCAAGGACCAGAGATTGTAGCCAGCCAGCGATTTCAAATCGATCTAGATTTTCCTGAATAAGGCTTGGAACAAGCTCTCCGAAGAGGACATCATTTACCCAGTCAGTACCCATTGTACCAACCGTTTGAATAGACAGGAAGTAGGTCAGCCACATGACTGCCGCAAAGATAGGGAGGGCAAGAAAACGATTGGTAACAAGTCGGTCGATGTTATCAGACAGGTTAAAAGTCTTATCGCTGTCTTTTGTGACCAGTTCTGTGATTTTCTCGATAAATTGGTAGCGTTGATTGACGATAATGGCTTCCATATCGTCTGCGTAAATTTTTTCCAAAATGGCAATGATTTCGGTCAAATCAAGCATGTCTTGCGCATTGAGTTGCAATTGGTCTAGAATGACTTGGTCTTGTTCGAGTAGCTTAATGGCGTAGAAGCGTTTTTGATGATTTGGGATGGAATCCGATAATAGGTCAATAACTTGGGCGAGACCGGCTTCAAATTGTTTGTCATACTGAGGATAGATTGGCTCGGCTTGTTGATTGGTAATTTTTTCTACTTCATGGAGGAGCTGGGCTATACCTAGCTTTTTTAGTGCACTGATAGGCTGTACAGGAACTCCCAGTTGATAGGAGAGTTGGTCGCTGTTTATTGAGCGGCCTTGACTTTTCAGGGCGTCTGTCATATTGAGGGCGATAACAATAGGAAGTCCCATTTCTAATAACTGCAAGGTCAGATAGAGATTCCGCTCCAAGTTTGTTGCATCAAGGACGTTGAGGATAGCAGCTGGTTGGTCTGCTATCAAATAATCTCTGGCAACCCGTTCTTCTGGTGTGTAGGGAGACAGCGAGTAGATACCTGGTAAATCTTGAATTAGTAAATGTTTTCGCTTTTTGATCGTTCCAGATTTTCTTTCAACGGTGACTCCAGGCCAGTTACCGACACGTTGGTTGGTTCCTGTTAGGAGGTTGAAAAGAGTTGTTTTTCCGCTATTTGGATTACCTGCAAGGGCGATGTGTTTTGTCATTTCCTCACCTCGCTTGTGATTTGAACACCAATCATTTGTGCTTCGGATTTGCGTAGTGTCAGCTCGTATCCTCTCAAGGTAATTTCGATTGGATCGCCCAGGGGAGCGACTTTTTTGAGAAATAGCTGCGTGTTCTTTGTAAGTCCCATATCCATGAGGCGACGACGGAGTGCACCTGTTGCATAGATGTCCATGACCCTGGCTGAGCTACCAATAGGTGCCTCGGATAGATTGATTATTTCCGTAGCTGACTTTTCTATTAAAACCAGAGATTCGATAATTTCTCTGTCTAGGGCTAGACGGCTTGCCTTGACTTGGAAAATTGCATTGGTCTTGGTTTTTGAAATGATGCGAATCTCTTCTCCGACTTTTAAACTCAAGTGTGCTAAGTGTTTACGAATATCATCTTGCGTTAGACAATCTTTGACTAAATAAGATTGTCCAACTTGAAGGTTTTGCAGTTTCATATCGTTTCCTTTGTGATTTTTATAACAATAGTATAGCACAATTCCTTAAAAGTATCAGACAATTTTTAGGAATGGCTTATTTTTCTTTCTTTATTTTTCTCAATATTTCCAAAAAATCCATTGACTTTTTTTTTAGAGATATGATATACTAGTCAAGTACTGCTGGTTTAGCTCAGTCGGTAGAGCGCATCCATGGTAAGGATGAGGTCGCCGGTTCAATCCCGGCAACTAGCATAAAATAACGCTAAAAACCCTTGAAACACAAGGGTTTTTGTTATGTCTGCCCCAAATCTGCCCCAAATTTTTCAAATATCTTTCTGACCTTGTCATTGCTTTTTTCTTTTAATGATTCAAGCTGGTGGGCATAGACTTTGAGTGTGATGTTTAAATTTTCATGTCCTAATAATTGGGAAATGGAAATCAACTCAACACCTTGGGTAATCAAGTATGAAGCATAGGTATGTCTTAATGAGTGTATGTGGACATTTCGCCCAACAATTTTCTTAATAGTCTTATTGGCTGCTGCATTTGATACGGAAGCAAAAATTCTATTTTGATTATTCTCAATCCAATACTTTTCTTTGTACTCAATAAGCAAATTGATAGTCTGGTCATCAATAGGGACTTTTCTCATCGAGCTACTATTTTTTGTTGGTGCAAAATCAAATGTAGTATTGTAGTTGTAAGTTTTATTGATGTCAATCAATCCATTTTCAAAATCTATATCATCCCAAGTCAATCCAACTGCTTCAGCAAAACGCATACCTGTGACAGCGATTAAGTATATGATTGCATACGAATGATATTTTATCTTTTTTCTTGTCTGTCGGATTAAGTCGATGTACTCCTCCATTTCTAAAAACTTGGTTTCTTTTGCGAATGATTCTACCGTCGAACGTATGGTAGCAAAATCGCAGAAGTTCCGCTCAATGATGCCTTCGTGCACAGCCATCTTAACTGCTGCCTTGACTTGATAATGGAATTTTTCAACTGTTTCTTGGGTGTGTGTGCTGGCAAATTGATTGAGTACTTGTTGATACATGCTATTTGTAATTTCGGTTAACTTTGTATCTTTAAAGTACAACTTGACTTTGCTTGCTGTATGCTGATATTTCTTCCAAGTTACAGGTGTGACATTTGGCTTTTTATGTATCTCAGCCCAGTTGTGATAATAGTCCAAAAATGTTTGTTTATCATCAACAAGGACATTATTGTTAAGTAATCTCTCTGTTTTGCTTGCAGCAGATTGAGCTAATTTCTTAGTAGCAAATCCCCCTTTTGATTTTTGCTTAAATGATCCATCGGGAGCCTTATATGAGATACGGTATTCCCATCCGTTATCTCTTTTTCTAAAATATGCCATTGATTTACCCTTTCTTTTTTGATAAAATGGGTATAGTAAAGAGACCTACTGCAAAGCAGGTTTTTACTATACGAACTTGCCCTACACTCAAGCTTGCCGGCGGAGAGTGTGGGGATTTTTTGTTTTTTGTAAAGTTTTTTTGTTTAAGGTAATTTCCCTGCTTCTTTGATAAGATTTTTGTTTTGTTGTTTTACTTTACGTTCTAACTTTTTCAAGTCTTCTGCTGGAGGGAGTTCTTCTGGTTTGATACCACGTTGTCCAAGCATGTTTCGGATAGTTGTATTATTCAAAACGTGTTCATCTGTGATGGATTTTTCGCCATGGAGGTTGTTTTCTTCAACATTGTAATTTGTCATCTCGGTCGCTAGATTTTTTGCTGCGATGGTCAGAGTTGGTAAGAAATCAGCTAGTGGACGGTTGCTTTTGACACCAAGACGTTCTTTCATTTCCTGTGTGCTATGTCCTCCAAATAGTGCCGTGTCGCCCTTTGACCGAATACGTCCAAATCCTTTGTCGTCAACACCTCTTTCATAAATGTTTTGTGATAGGCGTTTTTCAGATTCTTTGAGTTTACCTCGAGCTTCTGTGCGTTCAATATAGTGGAGTCGTTCCTCAATCAATTCTTGCTTTCTGGTCTGGACTGCAAAATAGGACTGAGCAAAGGCAATCTCTTCTTTGTTAGTGTCTCCGTTTATGGCAATAAGGTAACAAGCGTAACGAGTAAGCATATAATCGGTTACTGGACGTTGTCCGCCCTTGGCTATGGTTATCATTTTCGTGACCTCACGAAAATGATCTGACACCTTGGTGTCACTGGTTTCTACGGAGTTCATCGCTCTTTGGATAGCTTTATGAAAATTCTCCCAACGTTCGTAACCAAGCAGGGGCATAAGGTCACGGGCATACCAGTAATCAATGAATTCATTTTCGGTTTGATTGACTATGCTATCGAATTTTTCTTTGGTTCTATAAATTTTTGATTGTTCCATTTTTCTTACCTCTCCCTATACACTTCCACGACTTCGCCGATGGTGCGCATATCTTCGGTGAATTGGATGTTGTCATAGTCTGGGTTTAGTGACTCTAAGCAGTCGCTTTTTAGTTTTTTGACGTAGTTTTCACCGTCTACTTGGAAGATGCCGATTTTGTTTAGATCTACCTGGTCCTTGAGTTTGATAAAGAGGAAGTCGCCGTTTTTGATTTTGGGTTCCATGGAGTGTCCGACGGCGATGGCGATGGTGTCGAAATCTTTCTGGTCTGGGATGTCGTCTGCGTAGAAGCTGACCATGGTGTCGTAGTCGTCTTCTTGCCAGTAGCCTGTACCTGCGGACACTTTGCCTGGTACGGGTAGGCTGATGCGTTTTCTAGCGTCGTAGAGGTCAATGGTCTTGTCTGAGATAGTGCTAGCTCTTTCCTGCTCGTCTAGTTGCTCTGTTGCGTAGCTGAGGACGTTCTTTTGTCTGTCTTGGTGTAATTGTACCACCTTGTCCGAAATCTGCTCTATGAGGCTGTTAGGGGCTGTGGTGGGGGTTCTTGATAAGTCGAACAATACTTGAGGCTCAACTTCAAGAGCTTTGGCATATTTTAAAATGTCCTGCTCATCTAATTGCCTATTTCCGTTTTCATGATTTGAAATCGTATTTTGTTTGTAACCAGTTTTTTTAGCAAGTTCAACTTGCGTCATTTTTTTGGATTTTCTTAATTCTCTAATGGAATTACCAAGTATGTTTTTCATTGTTCTTGCTCCTTTTTACTATATTATAACGCAATGAGATAAAAAAATAAACAAAAAAATTTCAAAAAGTGATAAAAAGTTGTTGACAAATATCACAAAATGAGATATAATGAAATCGAGGTTAAGGAATTAGCCCCTAAGAATAAAACAGGAGGAAAAGCAAATGGTGGACATACTAAAAAGCCTAAAACCAGAAGAACTCGGCACAGTTCTAATCGTCTTAGGCTTAGTAAGAGAAGCTCGCTTATGGCACAAACAAGTGCTTGAGCACAAGCGGAACTTACAAAACAAAAAGTAAGAGCAAGGGGCGAAAGCCCCAACCTCTTATTTGTAGTATACCACCATTTGCCAAAGAATGCAATGATCTATTGGTTAGCTGGTTTGTTGGTCCTGTCGTTTGTGATACGGCAGATTGTGAAGTGGAGAAATAAGCCATAAGGGCGGAAAGGAATAACTTATGGAAGAATTACTACAGCCATTAGTTGCTTTAGGTGGTTTTGGATATTTTAATTACTGGCTATCAATTAGATTAAGCGATATGGATCTCGGAGGTGAATCTGATAAAAAGTATTTGATTGCACTTATGACCTCACTTGACTATACTTTTTACCTAATTGCCTCAAATTACATAGAGGGTGTCGTTAAACGAATATTGGTGGCTATGTTACTCGCAGTCATCTTTAGCCTTGCATTTCCATTTTTGATTAAATTATTGTATTGGGTAATCAATCGATTAAGAAGTGTAGGAAATCAACCAGAAATGGTTCCTTTATCCGTTAAAGATGATATGTTCAATGATGATAAAGATAGGTGCTTTATATTTGATTTTGAAGGAAATCTCATATCAAGTGGTGCTATGGGAATGCTCAGCGGAAAGAATGAAGAGTTTTCTATGAAATTGTATCCGTACTTTGCTAGTCATGAGGAGCATAGCATTCGCAATGAAGAGGCGCTATATCAGTTTCTTGAACAAAAAAATCTCGAAGCAAGAGTATATCTAAACTTCGAGAAAAAAATAAAAATTATTTATTTTTAGGAGTTGGATTTGTCGGTCGTTTAAAATAATCAGGTGGAGATTTTGTTTTACTTGTTTCACCTTTGAATTGTGGTTCATTTGGCTTAAGCGATTGTTTTTCCATATTCCTCTCCTTTCTGTAGTGATAGTGGTTTATCTTATTATAGCATGAGAGAGGGTAGCTGGATAGGTGTATTGGGGTTCGACTCCCCAACCAGCTGTTGCAGATGCAAAACAATATTTAGAAAGGAGTGAGGGCTATTGACAAATAAAGAAAAAGTACGTTCACGATTTTTACTTCCTAAAAAAAGATTAAGAGAAGAACGGAAAAAGCGTGAGCTAACAACTCTGTATATGGCTGATTTGATTGGTCTGAAAAATCGTCGGCAGTATGAGTTGAAAGAAAAAGGTCAGTTCCCGTTTCAAGATTACGAGATGGCTATCATCTCAAAAGAATTTGGAATGTCAGAAACTGACTTATTCTTTAGCTAAAAATATCTCGTTATGAGATTGTTATTTTAAAACAAAATATCTCAAATAGAGATAACGGCTCTGCTATTTACGGAAAGGAGAAGGGGATGAGACCGAATCGAATTTTTCATGGAAACGAAAAACCAACAAACGCAGTAGAGGGCGATTGTTGGTATAGAGATGGAGAATTATTGGTGTTTAAGAACGATTGGGAACGTTGCGTAGACATCGACGAAGCCATCGTGAATAACACTCAATAATTCATTGCCGTCAGCAAAGAGCATTTTTGTCACTTCAGCACCTTTGATAGAGATGATTTCTCTACCTTCAGCAGACGGTGTTGAGTAGGACACATTGTCGCTTTGCTTGAATCGAACATGGAAGTAGTTTGGTTCCATGTGATTCACCTCCTTTCTGTATTGATATACCGATTATATCACAGGAAGGAGAACCAACCAAATTAGAAAGGAGAAGGGGATGAACGAACTAGAAAAAACAGCCCTCAATGAAATACTGAGGACTGTGACGTATATTGCTGAAAGGGTGGATAGACTTGGAGAACAGTTATATCCACATCTTACAGAAACAGATAAAAAAGAGGTGCTGGCATTGATTAACGATGCACTTTCGAAAGGAAGGGGTATCTCAGATAATGATCTTGACGGTGTCAAGTTCCAATCGAATACTCCTCAAGGGATAGAAGGCGTTAGATAAACAATGTTTCTAATTTCTTTAGCTCTAGATGATATTCGGGAGAAATATGGCTATAAGCCTTGTCGAAAAAAGTATTCAAGTCAGCGACTACATAGAGTTCTGACAGTTTCTGACACTCTGCTAAAAAGTCTGGTCTGCCTTGGAAAATGGGAAGCATAATCGCAGCTATGTAAGTGTTTATCTTACGATTTCCTGTGGGATTATCTTTTAAGTAGTCCAAAGGTAATTGTTTTAGATTTACAGGTTCGCTTTCTTGAAGCTGTAATTCGCTGTACTCAAGCGTGAAGTCTGTGAAAGATTTAATTATCGAATTTGCAGATTTAGACCACTCTTGAGCAAAACCTTGAAGAAAAAGGTGAGAAGACACTTCGCCCAACACTTCTTCAAACCAAAACATCGGTGTATTAGAAGGCGATTTGTAATAAGCGTGCAGTAGTTCATGACCTAGTTGGTAAATAACTTGAGCATTTTCATTGATTTCTTGCGAGTGCAAGAAAATCAAATGGTCTTCTGGAAAAGATACTGGGCAGTCGATAAATGGAGCGAAGATAATCGCTATGTTTTCGTCTTTGAGATTAGTGAAAATGTCTTGCGTAACACTTGCTAGATGGTCAAATATAGCTGAGTACATAGCAGAGTTAAATGGCTCTGGCAGTGGGCAGACAGATTGATAAAACATCTTCCAGTTTGTCGCAGGAACAAAATACTTTTTCATAACAGTTCTCCAATCGTTTTTATTTTAATTATAGCATATTTACTAACTAACTAGAAAGGAGAAGGGGGATGAGACCAAAACGTTATCCGTATAGCGGAAAATTAAAAGCCTCAACTATGGATATAGTCAAGGCTTGGGAAAAAGCTTATTCAGCATATCGTGTCAAAGGTCAAAAAAGGCAAGAAAAGGCTGAACAAGAATTAGATAAAGCTACTCAGAGGCTTTATCTGCTATATCATTGAGTGTCTTTGCTGCTTTTTCAGTTGCAAGTTCATCTACTTGAATATCTTTGGCAGTTAGCAACTTTTCAATGACCTCAATGACTGCGGCAGTTGCTATATCAGCCGAATTTTTCTCGATTAGTTCGGCAATTAGTGTATAACTGGCCTGCTTTAGACTGTCAAATTCATTCATATTGTTATCTCCTTTCCTTGTTGATATGTCAATTATATCACAGGGAGGAGCAACCAAACTAGAAAGGAGAAGGACATGAAAGAAATCATTGAAAAACATTTTGAAAATATGGTTGATGAGATTTTGCTTTCGTCAGAAACCTATGAAGAAGCTATTTCAAGCTTGAAAAAGATTTCGGTCCTAGGCATTCATCAGCCAGGCGGTCTTATCAAAAGTTTAGAAATCGCAATCAAGCGTAGGGCTTGTTTGCAAAAAACACCTAATCACAAGGATTAGGTGTGGTAGCATTACACATTCAATCGAATGTGTGCAATTTGTTCGATGTTCACTAAGTGTCTGTAGTCTGTTTTTAACTCTACCAAATCAATGATGTTCTCTTGGTCGGAGTAGGTTTCATAGATTTGGAAGAATGTTATTTTATCGCCATTTGTGAAAGAAATGGTAATAGTATCTACTTCATCTTTTAGTGAATCGATAATAAATTGTTTCATGACTTGACCTCCTTTCCTTATTGATATGTTGATTATATCACGGGAAGGGAGAAACGAACCGAACTAGAAAGGAGGAGGGGAGCATGGGAATTAAGTCAATGACTGTAACTGTCAAAGTTACAAACATCGATAAATTTATTGAGTTAAGCAGTAAATTCAGTAAAAAAGCCCGCGAGCTTGAAGAACTAGCTCACGAGCTAAAAACGTTCGATTTTGAAGGCGAAGTTGTATCAACTGATAGCAACTAGTTCAAAAGTAGCATCGTTAGAGAATAGATAAATAGGATATTCTTCTTTTGTTGCAAAATTGAAGAAACTATAACCGAAATTATCTCGTTTAATCTCTGGATTTTTATTGGTAAGAGTTTCAAGGTTGACTTCTGTCAAAAGTTTAAAAATTTGAATCCGAGCTTGTTCGGGATTAGATACTCTCTGTAAGGCTCTCAGATGTTCTTCAGTTGGGAATGCATTTACTAATTCTTGTCTGTCATCAAGGTAAGTCCTAACATCGTCAAGGTAGCCAAATTTTAGTTTGTAATCAACGAACGAGCGATGGTCAAATTCTTGATATGTATCAAAGGTAACACGCTCACCTTGATATTGATAGACAAGAGTGTCATCTTGAAGCTCTTCTTCGAAGGGAGTGATACCAATCAAAAATTTATGGCAAGCTTCAACGATGCGAATTTGGTTAAGGTTAATGTGCATAAAAGTCTCCTTTTTATTTTTCATTATACAGGAGAAATTAATATATATAATCGGTCTAAAGGAGTATTTTATGAACGAAGATTTTGTTGTCGATATTGCCGATAGGTTATTAGAGAAATCTGCAACTTACGGCGAAGCTATAAAAATTTGTCAACAAGTAGAACATGAGATTAAGTTGAGAGCTTATGAACAGAAAATAGAGGAACACAGATATGAAAATAGCTGAAAAAGTAGTCCGCATCGAATCGGACGCGTATGAATATGTTGTAGATTTTGCTAATGAGCATGATTTGAAAATTGGCGAGGCGGTGAGCATCTTAATTCGCTACTGTGCTTCTAAAGATTTGATAGTCAAGCAGGCTCATGTAGAGGTTGTGGAAGTGCAGAATGTGGTGGAAGAAGATGACTAGCAAACTAATCCAGAACTGGCAAAAGAAAAACTACCAGCTCAGTCAACTGATAGTTGATAGCCTTGAAGGGCTAGATGTGTGGGAGACTGTGGTGGCATTAGGAAAAATCAGAAAGGAAGCGGCATGACAGTATCTAGGGAAATGAATGACTTGGAAATCAAAGTTCTCAATGCTATCAAGAATAATGCTAGTTACGACTTGCCAATCCAAGCAAGTGAACTACGGCTAATATTCAGCATTTCAAAGCGTAGCTTGGAAGAAGTGATTGAAAGCTTGCGGGTTAATTTTAATCATCCGATAGTAGCAAAGAAGACCAAGCCAAATGGATATTACCTGCCTAAGTCAGAGCAGGAGAGATTGGATGGGTTGGCACCATACAGGCGACAGATTGAAACAGAGAAGAAAAACCTAGCAGCGATCATGTCGGTTAACTTGGAAAACTACTGGAATACAACACAAAAAGCCTGACGGCAATCAGGCTCAAATATAAACATACAAGAGGATTATATCATGAATGATCTAATGATTCAAATGTTGGACCAGTTTGAAGCTGGGCTAATGGATAGAGCGTTGAAGGTCATGCACGTTGTCATTGACGAAAAAAGACGGTTTCCTATGGAACTCAACAAGTCACAATGTGCTGAAATGTTGCTTGGAACAAAGGATACAGGGAGTTTTGATGCACGATTTAATTGTCACAAAGATTTCCCGCGTATACCAAATGCTCGTGAGAAGTACCCTCGTGATGCAGTGATTGAATGGTACCACAATAATTGGCAGAGGACAGTGATATGACAGAAGAATTGATGTTAACAGCAGAACAAGGTTTGGCATTTATTGCTATTTTGACCCCAATCTTAATCTGGCTGATCCGTAAGCCTGTTGAGATTGAGATTGAAGTCAAAGAGCCTATTGTGGAAGTAAAGCAACCAGAGCGGAATTTGAGATACTTGCAAATTCGGACTTACTACGGAGGATAGAATGAAATTTTGGGACATGATGAAAAGGTTTTTGAGTGTTGAGGAAGATGACTACATTCCTAAAAGCCAACATGAGTTGGAACGTGAGCTTGCTACTGCACGGCATACTGCCAAGGAATACAAGAAACTGGCTTTGCTGAAAAATCAGGAATGTGTCGGGCAGGCTAGGCTGATTGATGAGCTACGCAGACGGATTGACTTTTTGGAGAATGTCAACAAGTGCCAGGCTGAGCTATTGGCAGATCGTGAGGTCTAGCTATGGTTTGGATTGTGGCAAAGAAAACCAAGACTAAGCGTGGTTATAGATTTTACCAAAAACGGTCGTTTGATACTTGGCAGAAGGCTAGAATTTATCAGCAGGACTTGTTTAATAAAGGTGTAAATGCTGAGATGTGGGAGGAGTGAGATGGCGAGCGAAATTAAATGGATTAAGATTGTCACAGATATTTTTGATGATGAAAAAATTCTGCTGATTGAGTCCTTGCCAGAAGCTGATACGATTATCGTTGTTTGGTTCAAATTGCTGACATTAGCCGGCAAGCAGAACTACGGTGGTGTTCTTATGATGAATGATCGTGTACATTACACAGACGAAATGTTGTCTACACTATTTCGTAGGCCTTTGAACACTGTTAGAGCAGCGCTTCAAACTTTTGAGCAGTTTGGGATGATTGAGATTATCAATAATGCCATAACTATCCCGAATTGGGAGAAACATCAGAGCGTGGAAAGTATGGAAAGGGTTAGAGAGCAAGCTCGGAAACGCGTTGCAAAACATAGAGAAAAACAAAAAACATTAGCAAATGGTAACGTTACATGTAACGTTACAGTAACGCATAGTAACGCACTAGATAAAGAAGAAGAAATAGATAAAGAAGAAGAAATAGATAAAGAAGAAGATATATATAATATATGTCCTATTAAGGAAATCATTGAATACTTAAATTCAGCCACTGGAAAGTCTTATCGTTATCAGTCGAATAGCAACAAGAAAATTATTCAGGCTAGGTGGAACGAGGGTTACAAGTTGGATGATTTCAAAAAGGTCATTGACAACATGGTAGCTAACTGGACAGGTACAGAATGGGAGAAATATCTCCAACCGTCAACTTTGTTCAGAGAGTCGAATTTTGATAAGTATCTGAACATGGTGCCTAGAGCTCCGAAACCAGCACAGACAAATGTACCAGCATGGGCCTTGGAAGAAATTGAGCAGGACAAATCGGAGGAAGCTATGCAACGGATGCAGGCTTTGAAGGCTAAAATGTTAGCCAAAGAAAAAGGTGAACCTGTGCCAGAATGGGCTGAAAAAGTTTTGGCAAGCAAACAAACTGCCGAGGGGCAGGCTAAGTTGGCAGATATTTATGCGGAACTGGAGGCTATGGAAAATGGTGAAACTTAAACATGGTTCCAAAAAAGACAAGCCATTCGTCAGAGAAGTAAAGGTCAGCTGTACTGGGATTGATATTTTCTATGGCAATGAGCGACAGGCTATGCGGTTTGCTAGTCGTGCGGCTGCAATCCATGTTTCTAGGGCTTTGAAAGATTATGGGAATTTTTATTTGATTGAGGAGGACTAATGGACGGTTATTTGAAACTAGACAAGATGTTGGATTGGCAAGTAGCGAACTATCCGCTACGGATGTCTGAAAAGGCTCGCTTGATGGCTTTGCCTGGTGATGATTTTGTAGCCGAGCTGGATCGTATGGCAGAGGAATATCATCGTACCAGATATGGAGGTAGTTGATGGTAGTGCCAGAATTGGAGGAGAAAGCAAATGGAACAATTTAACAACGTAACCAAACCCAAACACTACCAAGGTAAGTATGGTATGGAAGCCTTGGATGTGGTCAAGAATTTTATCTGGGATTTAGCAGGCGAGCGCGCCTACTACTGGGGCAATGTCATCAAATATCTGTTGCGATTTCAGCAGAAGAACGGTGTCGAGGACTTGAAGAAGGCTAGACAACATTTGGATTGGTTGATTGAGGAGATGGAGGAAGTATCTTGAAATTCCTAGACCTATTTGCTGGTATTGGTGGTTTCCGTCTTGGCATGGAACGTGCTGGTCACGAATGTGTCGGTTTTTGCGAGATAGACCCGTTTGCCAGAAAGAGCTACAAAGCAATCCACGATACGAAAGGAGAAATTGAATTTCATGACATTACAAGAGTCACAGATGAGTCTGTTCGAGAAATCGGACGTGTGGACGCTATCTGTGGAGGATTTCCGTGCCAGGCTTTCAGCATTGCTGGAAAGCGAGCAGGATTTGAGGATACTAGAGGGACTTTATTCTTTGAGATTGCTAGGTTCGCATCTATTCTCAGACCTAAATATCTATTCCTTGAAAACGTCACAGGACTCCTCAACCACGACAACGGAAATACATTCGAGACCATCCTCGGAGCGTTGGATGAACTGGGGTATGATGCGGAATGGCAAGTGTTCAACAGCAAGAATTTTGGAGTCCCCCAGAACAGAGAAAGGGTGTTCATTATCGGACATCTTAGAGGAGCAGGTGGACGAGCGATATTTCCTTTCGGAGGAGATGACAAGGAAATTGGTAGCCTACAAGGACAATCAACAAATACCATTACCGCTAGGTACGGAGAAGCACAAGGGAGCGGGTCGTACATTATTGAGGGTCAACAGCCGAAAATCATCCAACGAGGCCACGGCTACAATCAGGGTGGCGAGCATGATATCACCCCGACATTGACCAGCAACAGCTGGCAGGAAAATAACTTGTTAGCCATCAAAGAGGTAACTACCAAAGGTTATTCTGAGGCAACGGTTGGTGATTCTATCAATCTGTCATATCCCAATTCTGCCACACGACGGGGACGTGTTGGGAAGCAGATGGCGAATACTCTCTTGACAGGCGAGGAGCAGGGTGTTGTTGTGTATGATTTTTACAACCGAAAAACCAAAGACGAGGTTGGCACACTCACTGCCAGTGGCCATCAGGGGAATACCAAAGCAGGGACATTCGGCATATTAGATGGTATCCGCATCCGCAAACTGACACCTCGCGAGTGTTGGAGGTTGCAAGGTTTTCCAGATTGGGCGTTTGATAGAGCCCAGGCAGTAAACAGTAATAGTCAACTATACAAGCAAGCTGGTAACTCAGTCACGGTTAATGTGATTGAGGCGATAGCGAGGAGGTTGGAGTAAACAGATGAATAACACAATTGAAAACGTAAAGATAACCAAAACTTTCTTGGGCAGAGAAGACCACGGAATTTTAACTTGTTATCTGACTGTTGAGGGATATGGATTTGGAGTATCTATCGGAGGATACTGCCTAGATAAATACGACGAACACAAGAAAAAACGAGTAGCTTTTCACAAGAGCTTTGAGCTGATAGACCGTATCTTGGAGGTTGCTGGTGCAAATAGTTGGGAAGAACTGCAAGGGAAGTATATACGTGTTAAGAGTAACGGTTTTGGAGGTAGAGTAACGAAGATTGGAAATCTTATTAAAGATGATTGGTTGGACTTTGATACCTTTTTCAAGGAGTAAACAGATGAATAAACAGGAAGCGATTGAGATTATTGAGCAATCAAAAATAAAAATAGCTAACAGAGGGAGGGTAATATTTAAAGCAGGCGAAATTATAGTAGAAAATGTACAGGTCGATTATGTATCACTTGAAGTTGTTGTGAACACGATTGACCAAATCCATGAACCACAGAAGGTTGTGGTGCCGAAGTTTATCGCTGATAGTATCGAATATTGCAAAAATGAAGAAGGGTATGGATTGCTCCGTGCAATGGATTACTGCGATGAATACAATGATACTGGCGAATGGTTAGAGCGCCCAGAAAACCAAGAAACATTCGCCTGCGCTTGGCTCTTCGGCTTCGAGATTGAGCAGGAGAAACTGTATACGGTGGAGATACCTGACCCGAATAGCGCAGGTATTGTCACATTTTTGCATAAAAAAGAAGAGAAGGTTCTTATCGGAAATTATTTCCGTTCCGATGAAATACCCCAAGATGCTTGGAAGAAAGACCCAAGCACCCACCTCACCGAATCCGAAATCAAACAGGATTTTGAGTGGGCGTGGCAGTTTGCGAAAGAGGTGGAGTGATGGAAAAAGATATTGAATTACTGACGGAATTAAAAGGACAATTCGTTGAGGCGATGGTGGTAGAAAGCAAAAAACTGCTATTCAATGGAAATGTAATAAATAGGTATGGCGGGTATATCGGAGCTTTGTCCAATGCTATACAGATGATGAAGGAGGCAGAAAATGATACCGAAAATTGAGACCTGTGAAGAATGCGGGTGCAAGTACATAGATGGGACGACAGACTATGACAGTATCTTCCAGACAGGTTACTGTGGCGATTGTTTGGTTGAACGTGTAGAAAGAGGCGAAGAATGGTAGTACCGAAGTTTAGGGCGTGGGATACTTTCCGCAATAAGTGGGTCAAGTATTTTTACATAACAGAAAATGGACTAATCTATAACATAGAGCAACCTCACTGGGATTTAATTGGTGCGATACCGATTGAAAAATCTGGTCTGGTTGTCATGCAATCCACAGGGCTGTTTGATAAAAACGGCAAAGAGATTTTCGAGGGAGATGTCTTTACATATCTAGACGACGACAATAACCCTATATATGAAAATATAGTTGTAAAATTTGGACAACATACAAATATGGACACTATTTACGAAAGAGGACCTGTTTACATTGGCCTATATGTCGAAACACAAAAAGGGACTGCAACACTTGAAATAGATAGCATGTATAATGACTGCGAGGGTCGTCTTACAATCATCGGCAACATCTATGAGAATCCTGAATTGGTGGAGTGGTAGGATATGGAAAAATTAAAAAATATGTATAGAGGAGTCTATGGCTGGACAGTCCAAAATGGCAAACCGTTTCCGCCAGCACATGACTTGCCATCAGTTGTTAAGAATAGAGTAGATTACTTTTGGGATATGGCTGAACACGGAATGACATTTATGGGAGCGATGAAATGCATCTTTGCTAACCAAAAACCGGAAGAATATGATCTGGGAGCCACTAAAGATTGGTTGCCAATGTCTCAAGAATTTAAGGACTGGGTTGGTCACGCTTATGGTATGGCACAGATGGAAATAGCTGTATATATGATTTACGGAGATTGCAAGGAGGGAATCAATGACTGAAAACCTAGGCGTGCTACTGGTCGATGTGCCAGAGCTGATGTATTTTGACTATAATTACATAATGGACGTAGAGGAAGATGGCGAAATTAAATTTACTGTCAATGAAACGGACATTTTAGAGGAAGTGGTAAAAGTGGCTTGGAAATGCACCCAAGAAGAAGCCGAAAAATACCCACAATTTCGGTGGGTAGCGTTGGAGGAGTTGGAATGATTCTTAAAGTAAAAGTCGTATCAGCTATACGGCCATTTGAACGAGTATCCTTTCAAAATATAGTGGCTCAAGAGTACGCTTTCGGGGTGCTCCCATCAAAACTCCATAGCGTTGTTAACTATTCTGAGTTTTGTGTCAAAATAGGTCAATGGGTATATATTGATGACTATCTTAAAAAGGTAGTTGGAGTTGAGGAGGACCTATGACCACGGCAGATAAAATCAAATACATCCTACAAAAGACAGGATGGACGAGGGACCAATTTGCGTCCGAGATGGGTGTGACGACTCCATCTGTCTACAAATGGCTAGACGGACGACCACCGCGACAACGCATGTTGGATAAAATAGACGAGCTGTACGAGCAAGTCAAGCCTTATGAGCCTAGGGTGCTAGCTCCGAGAGGGAAAATTCGACTGGTGTACCCGTATTATAGCCATCAGCGACAGCCGTGGGAAAAATAAAAAAGCCAAGGCACTCTCTGCCCTGGCTGTGGTAAATAACTCACATACATTATACCACAAAAAGGAGACAGAGAGTGAACAAGGCTAAAGAGCTCTTGAATGAGCTACAAAATCTTGATATGGATATTCAAAGTCGAATAGATGAAATCAATGAGCTTGAGGCAGGTTTGCTCTCAAGCCCCAAGTGGACAGCAGACAAGGACAAGGGCGGGCAGGCTAAAAAGGTTGATGATGTCTATACCCAGCTAATCGTGATGAAAGAGGCGATTGAACAAGATACCAATGAAGTTATTAACAGGAAACTTGAGTTAGGTAGATTGATTAACAAGCTGAAAAATCCTAAACATAGAACCATCTTGAGAATGACCTACATCAATAAGATGTACGTTGACGACATCTGTGACAGTATGGGTGGCATGAGCTCACCTACCTATTACCGTTTGAAGAAACAGGCAGTAAAGGAGCTTGATGTCATTCTTTCAGAATTGATAGTAAATGATAGTAACGGTACAGGCATGAAGTCTAAAATCTGCTAGAATGGTAGTATCAAGAAATAAGGGTGAGGCAGTAAGCCTTGCCTGGTATGGAGAGTTGGCAGAGTTGGTCGAATGCGCCCGTTTGCTAGACGGGTGGCCGCCTACGTGCGGTCCGTGGGTTCGAATCCCACACTCTCCTTTGAGTGTTTGTGTCCCAGAATGGGGTAAGTCGTTGGACGAGAACTCATATATCACTCATTAACTTTGAAATGGTTGCGGATGCGACTAGGCCCTGCATGATTGCACAGCTACTTATATCCTAGGTAAGTTATAAGCTGGGTGGTTTGATTCCGCTAGGGGTCTTTCTCCTATATTTTTCCCACACAATCGTGTGGCTTTTTTGATTGGAGGTGATGGTCATTGATAGACATCAACAAATTATTGACGAGCTAACTAGCGATGCAATCAAGCTGATGTCAGATTGGCCATCAGCAAGAGAAAAGCAGAAGCAGTTTATACTAGCGTATGTTTCAAGTGGTTTTAAGAACGCTACGGAAGCGGCACGGCAGGCAGGATATTCGGATAAGTCAGCAAATGTTAAAGCGTCAGAGCTATTAACAAAAGCTAACTTTTTTCACGTCCAAGAAGTTGTTAAAATATTAAAGGAAAACTTTGAAAAACGTAGTACAGAACTATCCATTGCATCCTTGGTCGAAATAAAGCAATTCCACACAAGAGTATTGCGAGGGGAAGAAACTGATTTCGAAGTCGTGACCTCGGTTGATGGCACTGCCAGTATTGAAGAAGTCCCTCCGAGAATCAAAGAAAGACAAAAATCAGCAGATAGCTTGGTTAAAATGCTGTCTGACAGCGAGAACGTCAATCGAACAGAACTAGCCCTAGAAAAGCTATTTGACAAGTTGGAAGAGGGAATAAATGGGAATTGATAGACTATACCACGATAAGCAACTCAGCATTTTAAAACGGGCCTTGCGTGAAGATTGGTACATGATGATCAATCACGGGGCTGTCCGTGCAGGAAAGACCCAGCTGGATAATGATTTGTTCTTAATGGAATTACGCAGGGCAAAGAAAAACGCTAAGTCTTGCGGTGTTGATAATCCTATGTATATACTTGGAGCGACTAGTGCTGGTACTTTGCGGACTAACATCTTGCAAGAACTATCAGAAAAGTACGGAATAGATTTCAAGTTTGACAAGCATGGGAACTTCACGCTCTTTGGCGTGTATGTGGTTACGACCTTCACAGGTTCAGTAGCTGGTTTGCGTGCCATCCGTGGTATGACGGCGTACGGAGCCTATATCAACGAAGCGACGCTTGCCAATAAGGAAGTCTTTGATGAAATCCGCAAGCGTTGTTCAGGTTTTGGCGCTCGTATTATTTGCGACACTAACCCAGACCACCCCAACCACTGGCTGAAAACAGACTATATAGACAAAGCAGATGACAAGAGTATTATCGCCAATCATTTTACGATATTTGATAATACATTCTTGAACCAGCGGTATATCGAGAACCTTATCGCAACAACGCCTAGCGGTATGTTTACAGAACGTGGTATCTACGGCCGTTGGGTCAGCGGGGAAGGGGCTGTCTATCGTGATTTCAAGGAAGACATGCTCATATCTAGCAAGGACATTCCAACAGACGACATCACTATCTATTATGCTGGTGTTGACTGGGGATATGAACACCATGGGTCTATCGTTGTTTGTGGACAGACGGCAGATGGTAGAGTCTATCTCTTGGAAGAACACTCGGCGCAGTACCAAGAAATTGATTACTGGGTGGAAATCGCTAAAGATATCAAATCCCAGTACGGAAATATCTATTTCTATGCAGACTCCGCCCGTCCTGAACATGTCGCCCGATTTGAACGAGAACATCTAAAATGTGTGAATGCTGATAAATCTGTTCTGAGCGGAATTGAACAAGTGGCTAAGCTGATGAAGCAAGGTCGCTTTTTTGTTTGTTCAGAAAAGGTTGAAAAATTCAAGGATGAGGTCTATCAGTATGTCTGGAATGAGAAAACGGGCGAGCCAGAAAAGAAGAATGATGATGTACTGGATGCACTTCGTTATGCAATCTATTCGCATATGGCTAAACCAAAAGCTAAAGTCAAACGTAAATCACTATTTGGTTTGTAGAAAGGAGCAAAATGGAAGAAACATTAGTCTATAGTCGCTCGTTGTACAATGAGCAGAATTTGGATAAAGATATCATTTACAAATTGATATTAAAGCACGACCAGACCAGTAGTAAGCTCAAGAAGCTAAAAGATTACTACTTGGGTAAGCACGCAATCGAAAATCACACACGCAGAAGCAACCTGCCAAACTTTAAGACAGTCGCCAATCACGCCAAGGACATTGCGGATACCGCCACAGGTTACTTTATGGGCAATGCTATCCGTTATCCTAAGACCGACGATGTGGATATTGAAGACCTGTTAGAAGCTTTTGATAATGCAGATGTTGATTCGACAGACTCAGACAACGCTTTGAACATGGCGATCTATGGCAGGGCTTATGAGTACATCTATGTCAAAGAAGGTGAAAATGAGCTGGTAACACGTAGTTTAGAACCAGAGAACACGTTTATCGTTTACGATGATTCGATTGAGCAGAAGCCCTTGTTTGCAGTTTATTATTACCAAACAAAGGACGACGTGACGGAAGAAAGTTATTATCGGGCCCAGGTATTGACCGAGAACCTGCAATATAGCATGTCTTTGCGGGAGCAGAAGAAAGAATCAGAAGAAGCTGTTCCACATAATCTTGAAGGATTGCCAATTATCGAGTATCGAAACAATCGCTATATGGTCGGAGATTATGAGCAACAGATTAGCTTGATAGATGCGTATAATTCTCTGATGGGCAACCGTGTGAACGACAAGGAACAAGCTATTGAGTCTATTTTGGTCTTATCTGGTGCAACACTTGCGGACACACCAGAGGAAGCAAGGGAAGCCATGGAGATATTGCGTGAAGAAGGCTTGTTGGAATTGCCAAAAGACGCAAGCGCAGAATTTTTGAAGAATGTTTTGGATGAAGCGTCTGTGGAAGTATTGCGCAAGTCGTTGAAAGAGGATATTTACACGTTTAGCCATGTTCCCAATCTGTCAGATGAGAATTTCGCTGGGAATACATCTGGGGTTGCTATGGAATTTAAGCTTTTGGGGCTTGAAATGATTACCAAGACCAAAGAGCGATACTATATCAAATCCCTGCACAAGCGCATACAGATTTTTGCGAGTTATTACAACTGGTCACAGATTTACGAAAACGCCAAGGCAATTATTCCGCAGTTTAGTCGTGGCTTGCCGAAGAATTTGTTGGAGCTTTCCCAAATCATCAGCAATCTCAAAGACAAGGTTAGTCTGCGTCAGCTTATTTCGCTCTTGCCGTTTGTGGAAGACCCAGATGCAGAGATTAAGGCGCTTGAGAAAGAAAAAGAGACAGCGCAGGAAGAGCCTACATTTAGCCAGAATTTGCCTTATAAAGAGAGTGTGACAGATGGACAATCAGAAGTATTGGGAGAAGCGGAAAGCTCAGAGGATGGTTCAGGCGATGAACCAGACAGAGCAAACCGCAAAGCAACTCGACGAAATTCACAAGCTAGCAAGTAGGCATATCACATCCAAGATTGACCAAATCTTTGAAAGTTACCGCAGAGACCACGGACTGACGGAAGATGAAGCTAAGAGGGTACTGGCTAGTGTCAAGGATTTATCCGATATTCGGGAGTTAAAATTAGCTTTACAGAATACCACGGACAGTGAAGAGATACAGCAGTTGCTTATCTTACTCGATTCGGCTCCCTACGCTTCCAGAATTGAGCGATACGAGGCTTTACAACGTGAGGTGGATAATTTACCCGCCCAGCTTTATAAAGCTGAAAATGAGGCTTCTAGAGCCTTCTATGATGAATTTATTCCAGATGCTTACTACCATTCGATTTTTGATTTGCAACAGCAGTCTGGTGTGGCATTTGCTTTTAACAGGATTGACCCAGAGGAAATCAGATCTATCCAGCAAACGCCATGGCTGGGGGCGAATTACTCTGAAAGGATTTGGGGCAATACTCAAGCCTTAGCAAATGAACTACAAAAGCAGTTAGCAGTCAGTCTGTTAACAGGTCGGTCAGCGCACGAGACTGCAGAAGTCATAAATGCCCAATTCGGAAAAGGTAGTTACAACTCACGCAGGCTGGTGCGGACAGAGGCCAGTCATTTCCACGCTGAAATGGAAGCTCTGGCGTATGAAGAAGCAGAAGTTGAGCGTTACAGGCTTGTGGCTGTACTGGACTTGAGGACATCTAGCGTCTGCAGGGAGCATGATGGAGAAGTCTACTTGGTCAGCGAAAGAGTGAAAGGGAGGAACTACCCGCCTTTACATCCTTGGTGTAGGACGGTCACTATAGCGCTAGATGATGATGAATGGTTAGCTAAAGCGACCAGAAGCGCCAGAGACCCAGTGACAGGCAAGACCATCCAGGTGCCTGCCAATATGACGTATAAAGACTGGTATGAGAAGTATGTTAAACCAAAATACAAGGCGGATAACTTGGACATTTGGAAGATTGAACGTGCTAATAACCAGTATGAAAAGTACAAGTCAATTCTTGGAGATAAGGCGCCTAAATCGCTTGAAGACTATATTGATTTGAAGTATAATGACAGAGAAGGATTAGAGCAGTTGAAGGACCGAGCTAGATGGATAAAAGCAAAATTCCCGTCTGAGAAGTCTTTTAATGGTCATTTTGAGAAACACAGTCATGAATTTGGGAACATTTCCAAATCAGATTATCTGAAATTAGGACAAGAGCTTTTATCAAATCCTATACAAGATAATATTCTTGGGTATGACACAGATTCTCGTCGTGTTAGGTATGATGTAAAAAATAATATCTACGTTCTAGGAAATAATGGAAAAGCAACAATCACGACAATGATGAAACCAGATGAAGGGAGAGCTTACTATGACAGAGAAGTTGCAAAAGACTTGGGTAGTTGATGGTTATGTATGGCTACATTGCCCTGTTTGCGGTCATGATGTTATGGACTATGATATTTGTGACACCTGTAAATGGCAAAATACTGGACCTGTTAACATTGACGGCGGTCCAAATAAGATGACGTTAGCTGAAGCAAAAATAGCATTTGCAGAAGGCAGACCAATTATTTAAATAAGCACTCAAGTAATCGAGTGCTTTTTTCGTGTTCAAAAACAGGAGAATGGTATGGACTTGTATTTTCGTTTTAGGTTGATTATAGAGAGTGTTGTGTTTATCATTGGATTTCCGTTTGTGTTATACAAACTCTATAAATTATATAAAGATACAAAAAAATAGAAAGGAGATCGCTATGAACAAGCGTATTAAGAAAAAACGTGAACTGATTGAACAAGTTCAGGGAACTAAAGAAGCTGTTGATATTGCATTGAACATCATTAAAAGTCTACTTGATGAAAACGCCAAACAGGCAAATGAAATTTCTGAGCTACGTTCAATCGTCGAACGCAATGCACAGGCTACTAATTCGAGATTTGATTATCTTGAAAAGAAAGTAGCTGACAAGCTGTCCAAGAAATCTTGGTTTAGTCGTTAACAAGGAGGTGGTCACTCATCTTGACAGCAGGAAAGACTGCTTGAAACTACTCTAAATTACTTAAAACTGGTCGAAATTGACCAGTTTTCTTTTTGGTCCAAGCATTGAAGACGGTAAAAGCTATGGAAAAACAGTCGGGGACGACTTTAAAAATAGGAGGTTCGCAATGAACGAAGAAACACAAACCGTTGAAGTGGTCGAAGATGACAAACAGGTAGCAGCTGAACCTGAACAAGTCACAACAGACCCTAAAGATGAAAAGAAGTACACCGATGCCGATGTTGATGCTATCATTGACAAGAAATTTGCTAAATGGAAGGCAGAACAGGAAAAAGCTGAATCAGAAGCTAAGAAATTAGCCAAGATGAACGCCGAAGACAAGCAGAAGTACCAGCTTGATAAGCGTGAACAGGACCTGGCTGACCGTGAAGCGGAAATCACACGCCGAGAGCTAACTGCGGAAGCTAAGACGATTTTAAGCGAACGTGGCTTACCAATCGAGTTAGTAGACGTGGTTAATCTTGCTGACGCTGATAGTGTACGTGATTCCATTGATGCTATTCAAAAGACTTGGGAAGCAGCAGTCTTAAAAGGTGTTGCTGACAAGACCAAAGGAAGTGCACCGATGAAGAAAGCACCACAAGAACAACCAACCGTTGAAAAGTGGGAACGTGATTTTTTGAAATAAGAAAGGAAAAATAAAATATGCCATTTGAAAATATTAACACCGCAACATCCCGTGAAAAATTCTTAGGAATTATCGAGAAAGTTGTTGCTAAAAAATCTTACTCAGCTCCGCTTTTGCTATCGAATGATGCAGTGGAAATGAACGGGCGTTCATTTACTGTTACAAAATCTGACACAACAGAACTCAAAGATTACAAACGTAATGCAGACAATGAGTTCGACCATGCGCAAACAGAAGAACGTACTTACACCTTGGACCAAGAAAAGTACTGGGGGCGTTTTGTGGATCGTCTAGATGAGCGCGATTCAAACGGCGAAGTCAATGTCAATTATGTTGTCGCTCGTCAAGCTGCCGAAGTTGTGGCGCCGTACTTGGACCATCTTCGCTTTGATGCTCTTCTTGGTAATGTCAGCGATAATGTCGCACCAGCCAATACTAAAGGTGCTAATAATTCTTACCAAGCTGTCTTGGATGTTTCTGAGAAATTGGATGAGTTGGATGTGGTTGAAAACCGCTTGTTGTTTGTGACACCAGCATTTTATAAAGCGATTAAGTCAGAAATTGTCAACCTTCCACAAGGGGACACCAATCAAACTGTGCTTTACAAAGGTTATGTCGGTCAGTTGGATACATTCACGGTTTACAAAGTGCCATCTAAGTATCTCAAAGACGTCCAAGCTGTTGCGACAATCGGCGGGGTAGTCGTTTCGCCTATCCAAGTAGATGAAACGAAATATAACAACAACATCCCAGGTCGTTTTGGTGAATTGGTGGAACAATTGCTGTATACTGGTGCATTTGTCTTTGATTTTGACCAAAAGTACATCATTTCTATTGCGACCTCTAAACCAGAAGCGAAGCCAAGCGCACAAGGTAAATTGAACATCCGTGCTGAGCAATGGGTTTCTGGTGCAACTTATGAAGCTGGTGCTCGTGTACAGAACGAAGGTAAATTGTTTGAAGCCACTAAGGAAGTAACTTCATCCTCAACAGCTCCTGGTAGCGATTCAGGAAACTGGAAAGAGATTGTCTAGGAGGTCCTAAATGCGCATTAAAGTGTTAAAAGAGTTTACTGATGACGAACTTGGTTTTGTGCATCGTGTTAACGATATCATCGAACTAACCAAGGAACGTCATGAGCAGATGAAGAAAAATGCTAAATCGCAAGATGTGAATTTGGCTGATTACATTGAAGAAATCAAGACCAAAGGAGCAGAAGCTCCTGCAAAATAGGGGGCGGATATGCTAGAAGAATTAAAAACTTTGACAGGCGAGAGTGATGATAAAATCCTCTCGTCTTTGCTTTTGAGGGCAAAAAATATCATTTTGACTGAGACGAATCGAAGTCAGCTTACGCCAGCGCTGGAATGTTTGCAACTGGAAGTAGCGCTTGAGCTGTTCAATCGCCAAGGTAGCGAGGGCGAAACATCACGAAGCGAAGGGGGCGTGTCTGTGTCATATAAAGACGGGCTGTCAGATACTATTTTGAATGGTATCCGAAGTCATAGACTCGCAAGGGTGGCAGGTCGTGCGTTTGAAGCGAAACCGACTGAAGCCGTATCTGATCCGTAAAGCTGTCATAGTGACGAGCGATGAGGGTATCAAGAAGGCTACTTACAGCGATGTTACTGCTGAAATACGGGCTGAGATATGGCCTGCTAGTGGTCGTTTACAAGCCGAGATATACGGTCAGAGATTGGCATATATTTTGAATTGCTTGGTAGACCGTGAGACTCTTATAGATGAAGGTGATGGCTTTTGCATCAATAGCGATAAAGTAACCCATAAAGTCATATCCATAAAGCGATATACAAATCATCAAGTCTTGGAGTTAGAGCAATGTCGCGATTGATAGGTGCTGACAAGCTAATTGCAAAATTTAGACGATTATCAGGACAGCAACAGACCGAAATCATGGCGAAAGCTGTACATAATACAGCCAAAAACGTTGTCCAGGCAGATGCTAAGTTACGAGCCCCTGCAAACAATGGTGATTTGCGAGCAGGTATTAAAGTTCGGATGTCTAAGTCTGGGAAACCGAGAGCTGAAGTGGTTAGCACATCAGACCATGGCGGATTTGTTGAATTTGGTACTGGTCCAAAAGGTGCTGCAAACCACGCAGGTATTTCTCCAAATGTCAGCGTGTCTTATCGCAGTACACCTTGGTATGTCCATGAGTCCCAGATTGATGTTGGTCCCTATCGGTTTCAAAAGCTCGGTGAGTTTTACAAGATGTTTGGTCAAGTCGCCCAACCTTATCTTTATCCAGCCCTCAAGGATAATGAAGAGCGAGTCACGAAGAACATCAATAGATTTGTCAAACGGAAGTTAGTTGAAGAGGTCAGCAAATGATAAATATTAAGCCCATCATTTACAAGAAGTTGAAAGAGGTTGCGGACAATGTGACAGATACTTATCCGCAAGATTGGGAGAATTTCCCAGTTATCATCTACTTGGAAGAGGAAAACAAGCCTTACGAGATTACAGATGATACAGAACAGATGTCCTATTTGCGGTATAAGGTCGATATTTTCCACAATGATAGTACCTCGGAATTAGCCGTAGCGATTGATGCGATTTTTGCATCTCTCGGGCTAAAACGTACATCCAGCGTGGATACACCCGACCCAACGCACTTACGACACAAAGTTATGCGATTTGAAGGGATTTTAGACCTAAACTCCCGAATCGTTTACCAATACAGAATGGAAGGATAAAACATGTTAGCAAACGGAATTAAATTGAAAATGAGCGAGACCCAAGGGTCTGGCTATGCAGTTATCGAGGGCTTGAAAGAAGTTCCAGAACTTGGTATTGACCCTGAGAAAGTTGAGAATACAACCCTTGCGGATACCATTAAGCAGTATGAATTTGGTATTGGCGACGCTGGCGAATTGGAATATAAATTCAAGTACGAGAATTCCAAAACAACTTCTAGTTATCGTACTTTGCGCAAGTTGTCTGATTCAAAAGCGATCCGTCACTTTGAGCAAGAGTATCCAGACGGTACTACCGTCCGCTTCTCAGCTCAGATTGCTGTTAAGTTAGGCGGTGGCGGTGTCAACTCTGCTATCGAGTTTACATTGAAATTGGCTCTGCAGTCAGACTTGGAATTCACTGATCCAGTAGTACTTTAAGGAGGTATAAATGTCAACACGTAAACCATATATCACTTGGACCGTCAAGGGAACAGACTATAAATTGCGTCTTAGCACTCGCCAAGCCTGTGAAGTTGAAGAAAAATTGGGCGTTAATTTGCTCAAAATATTTATGCCACAACCAGGCGAACAGTTCAACTTGCCACCTTTGAAGGTCATGTTGTTGGTTGTTCAAGGCGCTTTGCAGAAGTTCCATCACGGTATTAAATTGGATGATGTCTATGACTTGTTCGATGATTACATTGACGAAGGCTATGGACAAACTGAATTGATGACTGACATCATCGTACCATTGTTTGAAGTATCGGGTTTTATTCCTCGGAACAAGGAGAAGGAAGAACCGGCGTTGACAGTAGTCGAGTAGGTTCTGGTCCTTGTTCGGTCGCGGAATTGATTAGCGGGTTTTATCCAACAGCATTAGATGCAGGGATAGACCCGTTTTCTTTTTGGGAATACACTCTTTTGGAATTAAAAGAGCTAGTTGAAAGTTACAACAGGCAACAATTCCAAAAGCAGAAGGAAATAGCTTCTCATCACTTTATTCAATCACAGATGATAGCTCGCTTTGTTTCTCTGATGTTTCAGGAAAAAGGTGAAGCGCCAGACATTTGGGAGTTCTATCCTACTTTGTTCGAAGAGGATAGGGTTCAGATTGAACAAGCTCGTATTGAGTGTGATTTGAAAATCCATCAGGAGCAGATGAGGGCTTACGCAGAAAGAATGAGAGGAAGGTTCACAACTTCCGAATAAGAAGGAAAGGAGGGAACGATGGCTGTTACGTTAGAAGAGTTGAGAGTTATTGTTGAAGGTGAGATAGCACCGTTTCAGAAGAAGATGAAGCAGTTAGAATCTCAGATGAAGCAGACTCAAAACAAGATTGAGAACAGCACAAAGGGTCTTAGAGAGCGTGTAGGTCAACAAGCTGGTGGCATGGCGACTGCTTTGGGCAAACTTGCTAAGATTACCGCGTTAGCTTATCTAGGAAAGAAAATGTTAGACCTTGGCATGTATTCTACCCAGATGGCTCTTGAAGTCAGTGCTTCGGTCAATCAAATCAAACGACAGATGGGCGAAAGTTCCCAAGCATTTTTAAAATGGATTGATAGCAATGCCAACGCTATGAATATGAGCGTCGGTGAAGCTACTAAGTATGGAGCGGTCTATTCCAACCTGTTTTCCAACTTTATCAAGGATTCTAACAAATTGAGCGCTTATACAGGTAAGATGTTACAGACATCCGCTGTGATTGCGCAAGGTAGCGGACGGACCATGACCGATGTTATGGAGCGTATTCGTTCGGGCTTGTTAGGGAATACCGAAGCGATAGACTTTTGTCGCACTACTTGGAAACAAGTAGCTTAAGAACTTACCAAAATCGGTAGAAATCTAAGTTTTGAGAATCAAAATATGACAATACCGAGGTAAACTAAGCGATTAAAACAGCTTAGTCACCGTAGAGCATAGGGATTGAACCTGTGCTTTTTGTTTTGGCAAAAAGTACAGAATAAAATATCCCCACGAGTGGTAAGCACCTCATCAGGTAGCGCTGGAGGTGAAAATATATGCCGAACTTGCAGGAAACTGCAAGAAGTACGGATAAAAAGCCGTGCGATAACAAAATTGAGAAGACCTCGGAATAAATGTCAATGTTGCTATGATTGAATCAACCAACGCATTCAAACGTTTTGCGAATGGGCAATCTTGGCAACAATTAGACTACAACACCCAGCAACAAATCCGCTTGATGGCGATTTTGGAGCAAGCAACAGCTAAGTACGGAAATACCTTACAGCAGTCTGTAAACGGTCGTATTAGCATGTTCAAGTCTCTGTTAAGCGATGCAGCACTAAATATCGGTAATGCCATGTTGCCGATTATTAACGCCATGATGCCTGTACTTAATTCGTTTGCTATGGTCTTGAAAAATGTCACTGCTAAACTCGCTGAGTTTATCGGCTTGATGTTTAACAAAAAAGCCAATGTGAAGAATAGCGCAGTTGGAAACCTTGCTCAGGGTGCACAAAACGCAAACGATGCAGTAGGTGGTCTAGGCGACGCCATGGACGGTGTCGATGATGCTTCTGGAGGCACCGCAGGCAATCTAGACGATACTGCCAAATCAGCCAAGAAGGCAGCAAAAGAGCTGATGGGATTAGCTGGTTTTGATGAAATCACGACCCTCAATCTAAATAAAGATGACGGAGCAGGTGGAGCGGGTTCAGGCGGTGGTTCTGGAGGCGGAGGCAAGGGTAGTAAAGGCGGTAAAGGTGGGGGAGCACCCGCTGACATCTTGCCAGAAATCGCTCTTGAAGACATGGACACCCAGTTCAAAAGTATTTTTGATGGGTGGGACAAAGTCTTGAAACCTCTTTTTGATTATTTGTCTAAATTATCCAATCTCTTTAAAGATGGCTTTAACATGTCGTTCAGAGCTGATAGTCTTGACCGCTTTAAAACTGCTCTAGCAGGTATCTGGCAATCTCTAAAAGATATTTTCGCTGATGGAACTGTATTGCAGGCAGCTGCAAGGTTTGGAGAGAAGCTAGCTTTTGCTTTAGGTCAAATCACTGGCGCTCTAGCCAACATCATCATGGGAATTGCGGTATTTATCGCCGAAAGTTTAAATAAATCACTAAACGACACCAAATTGGATATAAAAGGTTGGCTGATACGTCAGTTCGATATAGCAGGCGATGCAGTCGCGAGCATTGGAAATATCGCTCAAATGCTCGGTCAAACGTTTTATGACGTATTTACAAGTGCAGCTGCGACAAATATCGGTGCAGATATTCTTTCAGCGATAACCTATGGGACAATGGGGATTGTTGAAGTTGGTTCAAAATTAGGTCGCGATATACTAAGCGGTATAGAACAATCGCTAGTTGATAACCAAGATAAAATAACTACCGCTTTAAACGGCTTGCTCTCTGCCCTTGAGCCTACTTTCGAATCTATCAAAAACCTATTCAAGAATGCGTTTGAGGGGTTGAGCACAACTTACGATGAGCATGTAAAACCATTCTACGATTCGTTCAATGAAGGTTTAAGTTCTATATTTGGAACTTTGCTAGATAGCTGGAATAATGATGTTCAACCAGTGTTGGATAGCATCGGCGAAAAGTTTGCTGATTTATTCGACAATCATATTCAACCGTTTATCGATAGTTTTCTATCCGCATACGGACAAATTACGGACGCCTTAGAGTTACTTTGGGATACCATTCTGGTACCGCTATTTGATTGGATAGCTGCGAACATTTTGCCTGTCCTTGTCCCGACATTCCAGACATTAGCTGACTGGTTTGTCCAAGCCTGGACTGTGGTTTTCGATGTTTTGGGAGCTGTTTCGAAAATCCTAGGCGGTATTATCGAGTTCCTGGTTGGTGTATTTACTGGCGATTGGGAAAAGGCTTGGAATGGGATTGTTCAGATTGCTAAAGGAATCTGGGAAATGCTGTCTTCTATCTTCAAGTTCGTTTGGGATGCCATTGTTTCTTTCTTAAAAGGTGTTTGGGATACCATCGTTGCTATACTGCAGGCTGGTTGGGATGCTATTGTTCGAATCTTCCAAGGTTTAGGTAAATGGTTTGGAGACCGTTGGAAAGATGTTGAGAATATATTTTCCAACGTAGGTAGATGGTTTGGGCAGAAATTTTCTGAGGCATGGAATGGCATTACAAATGCTTTCAGCAACGTTGCAGGATTCTTCCGTGGCATTTATGATAACATCGTCAGTTGGTTTAGCGACATCGGCGGCGCTGTAGCAACTGCTGTTTCTGGTGCTTTTCGTTATGCAATGAACGGCGTGTTTGCCACTATTGAGAACGCTGTAAATGGCTTTATCGGTATGATCAACGGTGTTATTGGTTTAATCAATAATATTCCAGGCGTTAGTCTCGGCAGTATTGGTTACGTTAATCTTCCGCGACTTGCTCGTGGGGGGATTGTGGATAGCCCAACCGTTGCCATGATTGGTGAAGCAGGTAAAGAAGTGGTTATGCCATTGGAAAACACAGGCTTCCTGCAAACAATGGGACGAGTTGTCGGTGGTGCAGTTGTTAATGCTTTGGGCGGAGGCCTGCAACAATCATCTGGATTGCCAAGCGGAGATATCGTTATTGTGATTGGAAGTAGAGAGTTTGGCCGCTTTACTATTGACGAGATTAATAGAGCTCAAGCAGAAGCGGGACAGCTCTTGCTTAACATTTAGGAGGTAAACATGAGTCAATTGATTATCAATGGAGTTACAGTTGTACCTCCTAAATCTTTTCAAGTTTCTGTCAACGATGTGGACGGAGAAACCGGGCGAAACGCTAACGGCGACATGGTCAGGGATAGGATTACAACCAAGCGCAAATTAGAATGTGATTGGGGGATGTTGACACAGGCTGAGATGGCACAGATTCAAAACGCTGTTCAGCCTGTATTTTTTGAAGTGTCTTACCCAGACCCTATACTTGGGCAGACGTCCAAAACGTTTTATGTCGGCGATAGGACAGCGCCTGCGTATTCATTTACTGAAAAATTTAAACCCTGGAGCGGTTTAAAATTTAGTTTAATAGAGAGGTAGGGTGGTTGGTACGGTAACATTTAACCAAGCTATGTTAGCTAAAGATAGGGTGTTTGCTATTCGTGCAGGCACCTATACTTCTAGCGACATCAAAGAAGCCAGTTTTAATTATGGATATATCAGCGGTGATACTTTCAAACCTGGCGGAACAGTTGCTGGTTCGGCTAAATTGACCTTTACATCTATCATTACTAGCTTTAACAAATTGGATAAAGTTTATCCAGAGATAGGACTAAAAGTTGGCGATTCCTTCGAGTGGGTTGCAATGGGTGAGTATTTTGTCAACGATATTAACATCGACCGCAACAGGAATACCACAGAATTAGACCTGATAGATGGGATGTTCAAGCTAAACCAGCCCTATGTTTCTGATTTAACTTATCCTGCGCAGATTCGGGATGTTATTCGTGAGATTTGTGTAAAGACAGGAATAGAGCTAGAGACGGACAATCTAGGTCTTAAAGCTATCCAGAGACATATCGAAGCGAAAGCAGATAAAAATGACATTACTTTCCGAGAAGTGTTAAGCCAAGCGATTCAGTTACTTGGCTTTTCTGCTTTTTTTAATCGACAAGGGAAGCTTGAAGTCCGTGGTCTGACAGAATCAAGAATCACTGTCACTGCTGATAATTATTTTTTGCATGGTTTGACCAAGAGTGAAATCCAATATCAGATTGCTGGTATTACTTGTAAGAAAGACAAGGAAACGCTGACAGTAGGCTTACGAACTGGACGTTCATTGGAGCTTGAAAATAGCTTCATGAACCAGAATCTATTGGATGAATTGTATTATGAGCTAAAAGACATCAAGTATTACCCGTTTTCGCTTGATTGGCAAGGGCATTTGAAGCTAGATGTCGGTCAATGGGTAACGCTCAAGACAAACAAAAACGAGACCTACAAAGTCCCTGTCCTGAGTCAATCTTTCAGTTTCAAGGGCGGTCTTAAGTCTAAGATTAGCGCAGACAGTAAGGCTGGGAATGATACTCAGTATAGCTACAAAGGTTTTTTGACCAAGCAAATTGAGCAGATGTCTACCCAAATCGATGCAGAAATACAGCAGCAACTGGAATATAAGGATAAGGAATTTGATGAAAAAATTAATAAAGTCAAATCCGAAATCAATGACGGCATCGAGCAGTCAAGGGCGGAGGCAGAACGCTATGCTGATACCATCAAGCAACAGATAGATGGGCAGCTCGCCGAATCTGACCGTCAATATCAACTTGCCCAGCAAGCTCAAGACCAGAAGATAGCGGAGAGCTTGCGTGTGGCCGGGGCGTCTACTAACCTGGCCAACACGGCCAAGACCCTGGCAGAGCAGGCTAAGGTTGACCTAAATCTGGCCAAGCAATCCTTGAGCGGCCAAATCGCTCAGGTCTCAACTCAAACTAATCAGCTCTTCGACGCAAGTCGGGAGGAGACAGCTCGCCAAGTGGCAGCGCTTCGCTCGGCTGTTACTCAAGACTATGTCGCTAAGTCGGTATTTGAAGAAACCGCTCGCGGAATTAGTCAGCGGTTTGAAAGTCTGTATGTAGGCGGTACCAATCTATTGACAGGCACAGATGAATACACCGAAATCTTTAACAGCGAACAAAGTCACGCAGAGTTTCTGCGAACACCTTATGACTTGGCCCCAGTTTTTGATAAGTATGGGCTGATTGAGTATACCTTAAGTTTTGACTTGAGAGCATCTCAAGCGGGACAAGTCGTTGTATACCAGCAAAATGGGTCAGGGTCTAAATATTCGGGTCTATGGAAATCGTTGACTGTTACAACGGAGTGGCAAAGGTTCCATGTGACCTTTACTCCAACCGAGGGAACAATGAGTTTAGCAAATAGTTACTTAGCCTTTTATGGCACTTACGGCACGGGAGTAAAACCTATTATTCGTCGGACAAAAATTGAACGCGGAGCGATTGCGACTGACTGGTCGCTCGCTCTTGAAGACCAACTATCCTACGCAGACACAAAAATCGCTGAATATAAGACCACGGTCGACGGGCGATTTGCGAACCTACAAGCCTCTGTTGATAGCAAAGCTAACCAAGCTGATTTCCAGACTGTTAAAGAGACAGCACAGCTTTATGAGCGTATCATCGGCTCAACGGAAACTAGTATCAAAGACAAAGTCGCTCGTATGGTCATGGCTGATAGTCTATTTCTAACCGAGGTCAAGGATAAGATTAGCGGTACAGCTACACAGGTTAGTCAGCTTAATAATTCGTACGCGATTAAAAATCTGACTAGTGCTGGTACAGTGCTTAACCAAATCAATTTACTGGCTAATGGTACTAATAGAATCGATGGTCGACTGACGCATATCACAGGTCAGACTTTGATTGATAATGGCGTAATCAAGAACGCTATGATTGGTAGCTTAGATGCTGGCAAGCTAACAGCAGGATATATTTCTAGCAATAGATTTCAAGCAGACTCTATCACGGGTGATAAGTTGGTAATGGATTCAGCATTTTTTAACAAATTCGCAGCTGACGAGGCTAAACTAAAACAACTATTTGCTAAGAATGCCTTCATCACACAGGTACAGGCTGTGAACTTGTCAGCTAAGCAGATTGCTGGCGGTATTGCTAAAGCTCTCAACGGTGGTATGGATGTCAATTTCGACGAAAGCAAAATTAACTTTTACACAAACGTAGCTGCAATAAGACGTATCTATACTGGACACCCTACTCAATTTATAAAATTCGAAACTGAAGGGAATTACTCGCGAACAATCATCGGGAGCAATCGGAATGGTGGAGAAGTTTTTAACTCTGCAACATTTGCGGGGATTGTTGTGGAAAACACAAACAACATAAACACAGAAGATAATGTAAGACTCTATGGAGATAACACGCTATTCAGGCACGCCCAAGGTGATGTCGGTTGGAATATCAATTCTGTTACTCAACGTATAGTCCCTGCCAACATCAATGCAGAGTCCGAAATTTGGTCTAAGCACTTTGTGGCTCCAGATAAAAATTCGAAGCCTGTCCGATTGGATACAGCGGTGGCAGCGTTATGGGACATATGGAATCACATTATTTACAACAACTTTGAGTTTAACGAAGCGCTTCGTACCCACATAAAAGCTAGACGGGACAACTGGAAATTTGAATTAAATTTATAGGAGAAATTATGAACCAAGAACAAATCACACAAGCTTTACGCTTGACTAATAACGACCTCGTGGCAAAACTGTCAGAGGAGATGACAACGAAGAACTTGCTCGCTGTGCAACTAACTGAGGCACAGCAGACCATCGCAGGTCTGCAGTCTGAAATCGCAGACCTGACCCAGCAACTGGACGAAGCTACTAAACCAGCGGAAGAAATCATCGAAGGAGAATAATCATGACACTTGAAATTATGAAAACTACTCAACTAATCGGAAACTTAAAAATCGGTGATGAGATTGTCAAAACTTATACAGTCAATATCGATAATAAAGGCGTATCGAAGATTTTCGAAACTGTGTACAATCAAGAACTCTATGCGGCTAACCGCAAAGAGATGCGCAAGCAAGAAGCTGAGTTCCGTGAAAAACGCTACGAGGTGGAAGATGCTATCTTGGCTGAACTTGAGCCGAAGGAAGAGTAGCCTATGCCAGATCAAATCTTGCACATCATCGGAGCGGTGGCACCTACTATTGGTGTCATCGCTACTGGTGGTTTTGGCTATCTTGCAGCACGGTCTAATAATCTAAATAAGGCACAATTCGGCGAACTCAAGCAGGGTATGGAAGACATCAAGGATGATGTGTCCAACTTAAAAAAAGTCGCAGACGACAACCAAGTCAGCTTAGTCGCTGTCCAAGAGGAAATTGACACTTTGAAAAACAGCGGTAGAAGTAGCCGTCGTTATACGTTATACAAGGATTTGGACACAGCAATTGCCCGTGGTTGGACAACGCTGGAAGAACGTCGAGAGATTGCCAAGCTTTTTGATAGTTATAAAATTTTAGGCGGAAATGGTGAGATTGAAACTATGTACCAAATCTATATTCAATTGCCGATAAAGGAGGGATAAGATATGCATAAAATAAATTGGGGCGTACGCTTACGCAATAAGACATTTTGGTGGACATTGATACCGTTGATAGTACTATTGGCACAACAACTAGGTTTTAACTGGGTGCCGAAAGATTGGGAGACCACTTTTGGTACAATCATGTCTATCTTGACCGTGGTCGGGGTCATCAACGACCCGACGACAAATGGAATTGCCGATAGCGAGCAAGCACTACACTATTATGAGCCAAAGGCAGACAAACGATGAGGGTATTAAAGACAACATTTTGTGTGTTGGCGCTGATTATTTTGGCGCCAATTGCATTTCTACTTGTACCAATTTTGGAGGTATTAGATGACAATCAATCTTGAAACATCAATTCGTTGGATGAGCGACCGTGTCGGCAAAGTCTCTTACTCAATGGACTATCGTAACGGTCCGAATAGTTATGACTGCTCTAGTGCTGTATATTATGCGCTAATGGCGGGCGGTGCGATTTCGGCAGGCTGGGCGGTCAACACTGAGTATATGCATGACTGGTTGATACGTAACGGATATGTTTTGGTTGCCGAAAATAAACCATTTAACGCTCAAAGACATGATGTTTTTATTTGGGGTAAACGTGGTTATTCCAGCGGTGAAGGTGGGCACACTGGGATATTTGTAGATAATGTCAACATTATCCATTGTAATTTTAAACGCAATGGTATTACTATTGATGATTACAATAAAGTATCTCGTGGTATGTATTACTATCTATACCGTCCAGCGAACCAGCCCAGCACCTCCAACAAATCACTGGATCAGCTTGTTAAGGAGACTTTGGCTGGGGTACATGGTAATGGAGATGCCCGCAAAGCAAGTTTGGGCAATCAATATGAGCCTGTCATGGCAGTCATTAATGGCAAGGCTACGGCAAGTGAGAAGACTGATGAGGAGCTTGCTAGGGAGGTATTAGCAGGTAAGCATGGGGCTGGAGAGGACCGAAAACGGTCACTAGGACCACGCTATGAGCCTGTTCAAGCCATAGTCAATAAATTGCTCAAAGCTAAGGAAAAACCGTCTGAGGTGGTCAAAAATGAGCCACAGACGGTGCAATTCAAAGAGGATGGTGATTTGTCGTTCAACGGTGCCGTCCTGAAGAAAGCTGTGCTAGATAAGATTCTTGCTAACTGTAAAAAACATGACATCTTACCTAGCTACGCTATTACCGTTCTACACTTTGAGGGGCTTTGGGGCACCTCAGCCGTAGGTAAGGCTGACAACAACTGGGGCGGTATGACCTGGACAGGTCAAGGCAACCGTCCAAGCGGTGTTACAGTCACACAAGGTTCAGCGCGTCCATCAAATGAAGGTGGTCACTACATGCACTATGCCTCTGTAGATGACTTCCTTTCAGATTGGTTCTACCTGCTAAGAGCTGGTGGCTCTTATAAGGTTAGCGGTGCCAAAACCTTTAGTGAGGCTATCAAAGGCATGTTTAAGACAGGCGGTGCAGCCTATGACTACGCTGCTACAGGCTATGATAATTACCTGGTAGGTATGTCAAGCCGTCTGAAAGCTATTGAGTCGGAAAACGGGTCGCTTGCTAAGTACGACCAACAGACCGTCACAGATGTCGATAAGACTGATAAAATAGAAGTAGCAATTGAAGGTATTGAAGTCACAATCAACGGCACACGCTATAAACTTACAAAAGAGCCTATTTGATTTTAACCCAGCGGTCTGCTGGTTTTTTTATTTGCGAAGATTTTTCTTGACAAGTTATGATAAGTTGTGAAATAATGTACGTGGTTAAGAAAATAGATGAAATTCCGTTCATCACCTCCTTTCTAACCGCTCTCTATCTGTGGCAACACAGACATATAATCGAAGCACATTATATGGCTTGGCAGAGCTTAAGAACTGTTCTCCTGCGATAAGCCCAAGAAGCACAATGGAGAATTAGAGCCGTCAACTCTAATCGTTAGCCCCGACCGGAGGATAGATCCGGTCCGTGCTTTTTATTTTTGAGAAAGAATACTGTTGTGGAAATTAGAGAAATAGTTGAGGATTATGAGTTAAATTTTAATGGGCGTTCTTGTTTGTTTATAACTGGGTACAAAGGATTAGAAGAGTTTATTGTAAAATTTGAAACGTTAGATTTATTTCATCTTTTAGGTATACATAAGTTAAAAACAGGTTTATACGCACGTACTTGGTTAGAACAAGTAAAGACAGGCAACTTTAGGTTAGAAGAGTTTTATAGCAATGAGAGTTTTCGTGAAGTTTTACCAAGAATTGAAAATTATGATTTTTTCTATGAGATTTTTTATCGTGACAAAGTTAAGGTATGCATCTTAGACAAAGACTTATCAAGGAACACGATGAAATTGAGTGTCGTTTTTTATAAAGATAAGCACAGAAATGTAGTGATTTTAGGGTTGAAAAGGGATAAACTAGGGAACTTTCGCCCAGCGACTCTGCATGAGAGTAGAGGTAATAGATACTCACGAAATAAAAAGACTTTGATAAAGAGTATAAAGTGGCAATAATTCCATACTGTGTCAAGTTCTAACTTTCCTTGTTATAGTACACCCAGCGTTTGCTGGGCTTTTTTTGTTTGCCGAAATAGAGTGGAACCGCACATTAATTCGCACATGGAATTTACTTGGAAAATAGACAAACGTAGTTGTATCAACGGTTTGCATGATTTCTATTCGCACATGGAAAATAAATATATCATGTGTATTATTGGCAAAATAGCCATTTTGTCAATAATGGTTGCGAGATTTTTCTTGACAAAATATAGGGATGTGTGGAATAATAATTGTGAACAGAAACGGTTTAAACACCTCCTTTCTATGTTCCGACATCGCTTGTCGTTAAACCCATGCCTTGTGGCAATGAGGGGGCGGAGGGACGCGCTCGTTAACAGAAGTATCCCATTGGAAATGCGTCCTGCCAATATCCCGTTGGTAGGATTTTTTTGTGGTAGGTGTAGATGAAGAGTAAGAGATTGAAACTTGGTCAAATTGATTTACAAATGTGTAAAGATTTTGATATTATCCAAGCTATGGATTATGATTTTCAAAGTAAGAAAATCTTGAATAAAGGTCGTGGTTTTGCGATTGTTTTGGTGCAAATCCAAGAATTGACTTTCCTTATTCCCCTGCGTAGTTATATGCCAAAAAGGTATCAGTTAAAGTATAAATTGCGCCCATCAAACAGGGTAGGGTATGTCGAAGGATTGGATTTAGGGAAATCTCTTATTTTGGAAGATAAGAAATATCTTTTGAATACTAACTTTCGATTGCGAGAGGTGACAGACTACTATAAGTTGATGGATAACGATAAAATGATTATCAATAAACTTATTAAAGTTATTGTTGATTTTAATAAAGCTGTATCGGATAAGGATATTCACAAACTAACAGACCCTAAACGTTTTAAGTTTTCAACCTTTGTCAATTACAAAGAGCGTCTGAAAACTATTTCTGAGAAAGATTATTTAAAATAGTGATAGCGAGGTCAGAAAGGCTCCTGACGCACTCGAGAGAGTACCTGAGATGTTGGATACGCCACCCAACCGCTATCATTGTATTTCAGAACCCCTCAGCGTTTGCTGGGGGCTTTTTTTGTTACCCGAATTTCAAAAAAATAGCGTTTTTTCAAAATTTGATAGAAAAATACTTACTTTTATCTCGGACGTTTTTAAAAATTACCGTTTTTGCGGACAAAAAAAGACCTTGTCCAGAGGTCTTGAGAAGTTGATTTATGGAGTGTTTTTTTAGTGCGTCTGCCCCAAATTCGCCCCAAAAGTTTTAAAAAATGAGTATAGATAGGTCAAAAATATAACAAAAATAGCTAAAATCAGCGTATTTTTTAAAACATACAACAACGTGTTTTGCTATAAAATTCCTGCAGGGGAGATGGAGAGTATACAAAAAAGCCTAAATGATAGGCTTTTTTGCGTTATTATGGCTTCGAGCCAGTTTTTCTCGTAGAGAAAAACAAGAAAACCACCAGCTATGCTGG